TGGATGGGCTGCTCACCGACACAGGCTTTGCGATGATGTACGGTGCGCCCGGCACGGGCAAGTCATTCCTCGCCATCGACATAGCGCTGTCGGTCGCGCACGGCATGCCGTGGCAGGGGCAGGAGGTAAAGCCCGGCGCAGTGCTGTACATAGCGGGCGAGGGCATTGGCGGCTTTGGTAAACGCTGGAAGGCGTGGGAAAAGTATCACGGCGTCAAGGATGAGCCGGATATGTACCTGCTGCCAACGGCTGTGAATTTTCGTGAACCCGAAGATATCGCGCGCCTCGTCGCTACGATTGAGGGCATCGGGCAGAAGTTCTCGCTCGTGATCGTCGACACAGTGGCGCGCGCCATTGCGGGTGCTGAGGAGAACAGCAGCACCGATATGGGGCTGTTCGTCGCCGCGTGTGACGAAATAAAGGCGCTGACGGGCGGGGCGCTGCTGGCGGTGCATCACGCGGGCAAGTCGGCTGAACGTGGAGCGCGCGGATCGTCGGCGCTTCTGGGGGCGGTTGACACGTCACTGATGGTCGGCAAGAGCGATGACATTGTGGTGCTGCGTACCGAGAAGATGAAGGATGCAGAGCCGATGGACGAGATCAATCTGATCATGCAGACAGTGCCTGCGTCGATCTCCGAGACATCCGTCGTGCTGGAGCGCACAGAAGAGCCAGCGCCTCGGCGGCAGAAAGCGGCAGGGTGGAGGGACAACCCGCAGGCTTATCACGCATTCCAAGCGCTGCAAAACCTGCTCATTGATAAGGGCGTGACGCGCATTCATGTGACCGAATGGCACGAGGCTCACACGCAAAAAGAACCCGATTTGAGCAAGCAACAGAGGCAAAGAGCGCGTCAAATGCTGCTCGACGCAGGTCCCGTGGTGTGTGACAAGAAGATTGTGTGGATTAACAAAGAGTTAACTTAACTGGTCACAAGGTCCGGGGACCGGTCACACGGTCTGGGGACTGGTCCGTCCGTCCCCACACCCTTAGGGGTGGGGACCGGGACCGTGACCGTGACCGGACCAGAAGGGAGATAAAGATGGCTACAAGAAAGAGAGTACCTAAGAGCAAGACGTCACGGGAGTGGCGGTTCTATCCGAGCGAGCGAGACGCTGATAAGTGTCAGGCTGCGCTTGCGACGTATGATGCGGCGGTGAGGGCGCGCGAGGTGCATTGGGGCATCGACCGACTGCCGTTGCTGGTTGAGGCGGAATTGCGGGATCGGTTCTGGGCGCAGATGGATGTGCTTAACCGCGCGATTGAAAAGGGCAGCGGCGTCGAGGTTGAGGATGCGGTCGCCAGCACGATACGCGGCGTCGAGGCTCTGGAGCGTCGGGCGGTAGAGTTGGGGGCCGAACCCGTCAGCGGTGAGGTGTGGGAGGAGACGACGCCGAAGGGTGCTGTCATTGCGGTGTGCCGAGACAAGGCGGAGATTGCGAAGATCAGGGACAGCGGCAGGGTCGACCGGGTCTATGCGATGAGCGAGGTTGCGGCCATCGTCGAGGCGTTTGAGGACGGCAAGGCGGGTGAGGTGACGAAAAAGGTGAAGTCGCTGTTCGAGGGTGCTACAATCGAGAGCATCAAACCAAAGACGCCAGCGCAGGTTGTGGCGTCGTTAGATGATGAGATACCCTTTTAGATGACGGTAAAGGATTTGAACATAATTTACACAGACCAAGAGTACCAGTTGCTCGGCGGTCATGCGTGGGTCGATGTGCATACGCTCACGGTTCACATCATGCGTGTAAAGGATGGCGTGCGTGTCGAGGTGTATCCCGCAGCGCACGATGGCGTCAGCGAGCCGTTGGCGGAGTGTCGGGCGAAGTGGGAAGAGCCTGCGCCCGAAAGCAGTACAAAGGTGGTGAGGCGGTATGTTAGATAAGGGCGACGGACTATTTGCGAAGTGGCTGGCACAGGGCTGCTGCCCGAAGTGCCAGTCGGATACGTTGGTTAAACACGCAGGCGGCTCGCAGTGCAGGTGCTGCGGCCTTGTGATAGGGAGAAGTGAGGATGGACAAGTTAGACGCACTGGACGCAGCCATACACGCCGTGGAGGCTCGTGGCGAGAATTATGGAAGCGTGCGGGAGAACCACGAGCGGATAGCGGCGCTGTGGTCGGTTGTGTTCGATCAGCGGGTTACGCCGGAGCAGGTTGTGCTTGCAATGACGTGCCTGAAGGTAGCACGGCTGATGGAGACGCCTTCGCATGAAGATAGCTGGGTCGACATATGCGGCTACGGCGCATGCGGAGCGGAGATAGCAACAGATGGCTGATGTCGTAGACCTTGAGGCGCAGGAGCGTGACTATGTGCGCTTCTTCCGCAATTACGTCGACTGTGACTGGTGCGGGATGCAGACGCGCGGCAGGGTCTACGAAGAGACGCAGACGATAGTGTGCAGCGCCTGTCGCAAGCCGCTGTTAGAGATAGACGAGGATGTCAGCTATGTGCTGACGCTGGAGGACGACTGATGGCATATCCTAAGACGCCAGAGAAGCTGTTCGATATTTTTCTGGAGCGGGTCACAGAAGGACGTGCCGGTATCAATGTCTGCAAGGATGATGACATGCCGGGCTGGACGACAGTGTGGCGCAAGATCACGTCTGATCCTGATTTCGAGCAGCGCTATCGCACAGCGCTGTCGTCTCGCGGTATGGTCTACGCTGACATGCTCGACGATCTGGACAAGAAGCTGCTGTCAGGGATGATTACAGAAAGCGCGCACAGGACGCTGTCAGACAACATCAAGTGGCGATCAGCACGCATGACGCCAAAGGTGTACGGCGACAAGCAGCAGATAGATGTGACGGCTTCTCCGGGCGGCGAATACCTTCAGGCATTACAGCAGATCAATGACAGCTTAGAGATGCGTCGGGCTGAGGCGATTGAGCATGAAGAGGGAGAGACACACACAACCGAAATCACTACGCGCGCGCAGTCAGAACGCTCAGAATGAGTGTCCTGATAGCGACATAATATAGGGATATAATGGGACAATCGCTAAGTCATTGAAATCATTCAACCGCAATCTTCCATAATGAACGTTATGCGACATTTATACAGGAATTAACCAGATTTCGGTTGACCCCCCCCGTCTCGCACACGCGGCGGGGCGGGTGTAAATATATATACCCCTACCACCCCCACCCCGTTATCGGAGTAACCGCAATGACCCCATCCGCCGCCGAAAAAAATGACCTTGTGGCGATGATCGCGCAGTTCCGCGACGACCCGCGCTTTTTCGTGCGCTCCGTCCTCGGCGCGACGCCGCAGAAGTGGCAGGGCGAGGCACTCGACGCGATTGCGGCGCACGACAAGGTCGCGATCAAATCCGGTCACGGCGTCGGGAAGACGGCCTTTGAGGCGTGGGTGACGTTGTGGTGGCTCCTGACCCACTACCCCTGCAAGGTCGCTGTCACGGCCAACAGCGCGCACCAGCTAAGTGACGTCCTGTGGACCGAGATCGACCGCTGGGCGCGCAACATGCCGAAGGCGTTCAAGGATTTGCTCGAATTTAAGTCTGACAAGATCGCGCTCAAGGGTGCGCCGGACAGCTTCGCCGTCGCGCGAACCAGCCGCCGGGAGAACCCGGAGAGCCTCGCGGGCTTCCACTCGCCGCACATGCTGTTTGTGGTCGAGGAGGCGTCGGGCGTGCCGAACGTGATTTTCGAGACTGCGTCGGGTGCGCTGTCCACCCCCGGCGCGAAGATTATCATGTGCGGCAACCCGACCCGCTCGGATGGGTATTTTTACGACGCATTTCACGCGGACCGCGAGAAGTGGCACTGCATCACTGTGTCGTGCGAGGACGGCGAGTACGTCGATCCGAAGTTTATTGGCGATATGGCCGAGAAGTACGGCGAGGCGAGCAATGTGTTCCGCGTGCGCGTTTTGGGCGAGTTTCCGACGCAGTCTGACGACGTGCTGCTGCCGCTGCATTTGGTGGAGGACGCGACGAAGCGCGACGTGGAGGCTGGCCCCACCACCCCCGTGGTTTGGGGTTTGGACGTGGCGCGCTTCGGATCGGATCGATCGGCGCTGGCAAAACGTCAAGGCAATGTCTTGGTTGAGCCGATCAAAACGTGGCAGAATAAGGACTTGATGGAGTTGGCGGGCATTGTCTTGGCGGAGCACGACGCCGTGCCGTACAGCATGCGCCCGCAGGCGATCTACATTGACGCAATCGGGCTGGGAGCCGGTCTCGCCGACCGGCTGCGCGAGTTGGATTTGCCAGCGGTGGCGGTGGCGGTCAGCGAGACTGCGTCCCTGAAGGATCGCTTCAATCGCCTGCGCGATGAATTGTTTTGGAGTGCGCGCGAGTGGTTTGAGGCGCGTGACTGCCACATGCCGGAGGACGACACGCTGATCGCGGAGTTGACGGGGATCAGGTACAAGTATTTGAGCAGCGGCAAGCTGAAGATTGAGGGCAAGGACGAGATGAAGAAGCGCGGGCAGCGCTCGCCCGACACGGCGGATGCGTTCGTGCTGACGTTCGCGGGGCAAGGTGCGGTTGCCGGAGGCTACTCAAGGGGTTACAATAGCAGCCGCGTAGTCAAGCCGAAAACGAACTGGGTAGTGTGATGGCCGTTAATGATCAGTTTGCCGGGTATGCCCAGCAGGGGCTTTTGGCCGAGCCGATGGATATTTCGCCCTTGGGCGACTTTGGGCGCGGATTGCAGTATTCGCCCTTTGATTTGCTTGGTGCGCCGGTTGATTTGATGAATATGGGCTTGCAGAGCGTCGACGCCTTATACGGCGCTCAGAACGTGCTTGGCTCGGAGCGGCCCTTTCTTGGCTCTGAGTATCTGATCGACAAGTACGCGGACCTCGGCGAGGCGACGGGGCTGTTTGACTATCAGCGGCCCACCGGCTCGCTTGCCGAGACTGCCGGACGTATCACTGGCGGCGTTTTAGCGCCCACAGGCGGCGCTGCTGCGCTTGGGCGCGGCGTTGACCTAGTAGAGGCGGGAATGGACGCCTACGCCGCTGGAGCGCCTGCACGGGTCGCAGAACGCGCCCGGACCACCACGCTTGGGTCGGGCATTGATCCCACCGCTGCGCTTGACGATATGATTGTGCGTCGGATGGAGGCTGTCGCCCCGCCTGCGGACCAGCCCGATGTGGGGCTGACCCCTCTTCTTGTCGAAGACGAGCTTCGCGGCACTGTGTTCCCAACTGCTTATATGGAGGACGGAAGCAGGGTTATGCTTGATGAGGCCGGAGAGCCTTACATAGAAGATATGAGAATTAATAAGCTAAAGACTGGCACCCCTATAACTGAAATGTCTTCTGTTAGGACGCCGCCTTCAGCAGGAATTTTGGTTGACGAAGTCAGAACCTCTCCAGAAGACTTTGAGGGCGAGTGGATGCTACAGGCTGCGGGCGACAGGACCGGGTTTGGCAGCCTTGTAGAGGTGGACGGCATGCCTCTTTATGGGGCTGTTGAGCAGCAGGGCGGAAATGACTTTATGCGCTCTGGTCGGGGAGGCTGGGCCTCTGCTTCTGGTGCTATAACTTCGATGAAAAACCAATCAGACCTTTTGCGTCAAGGGAAGGTCTCAGAGTCCAGAATTGACCCGGACACCGGCAAAGCTGTCACCAAAACAATAGATATACCTAAAGAAGACCAATATGATCTTGATGCGCCAATTAATTTAATTACCTCAAATATGGCGGAAAGGTCTGGCGACTTTTCTCTTGATACCGCTGAAACTATTGCGCGCGCTATACCGTCATCAAAGATCAAGCGCTCTGATCAAAAAGCGTTTGATAATAAAATAAAGGAAAAATTTTCTGACTACCCCGGTTCCAGAGACCCGGACAAATTGATTGAATGGCTTCAGTCTGATGCCCAAACTGATGGCGCTGGTGCCAAGAGGCTTTTCTTTGTTCAAACCGTGGCAGCATCTCCCGCGCAAAAGGCTGGTTTCCCCGACATTGGGTCGGTGCGTGCGGCGGTTTCGTTACCTGAAACGCGCTTTATGCCATATGGCAGAACAGGCGGAGCAATCAGCCGGATTGCTGATGCGGGTGAGCTTCCGGTGGTTACTAGGTTTGACGGTCTTCTTTCGCCTCACCCAACATACCCAGACACTATTGGCGAAGGTAACGTGTATCGCGGCGGGTATTCTGTCACCATTCCAAGGAACTTAGGATTTCCCGATGCCTATCAGAATATGATTGCTCGCGGGAGCGACCCCGCTGGCATCCGAAGGGCTTTTGATGTTGGACGTCAACGCCAGTTCATGTATCCAGAAGTTGTGGACACGCAAATGAAATACATTGAAGATCAAGAGCGCCTTCTCAGAGAGTTTGGGCTTTTGGCGCGTTAGGCATCTAGCCAGTGTTCGATTTTTTCTGGGTCGAGACCTAAGGTGCGAGAAAGGAAGTCGTCAATTTCTGTAACAGCCTCTTCGGCCTCGTCTATAGTAATGTTTTGCATGTGGGCGTCTGCAACTAATTTAGATATGCGCCACATCAAAGTATTGCGCTCAGCAAGAGCTTGCTCTTCGTCTATTTTAACCATCTCAACCTCCATTGTGAGGCAAAGATTATAGGATATATCGAAGCGATATAAAAGGTAAAAAGATGGCCCCACGCGCCCCTAAAGACCCACGCCTAGCGCGCGCCGGTGTTTCCGGCTACAATAAGCCGAAGCGCACCCCGAACCACCCCAGCAAGTCGCATGTGGTTGTGGCTAAGGAGGGCGACAAGGTTAAGCTGATCCGCTTCGGCCAGCAGGGCGTTAGCGGTGCGGGCAGCAGTCCGAGGACAGCATCCGAGAGGGCGAGGCGCAAGTCATTCAAGGCGCGTCACGCCCAAAACATTGCCAAGGGCAAGATGTCTGCGGCGTACTGGGCGAACAAGGAGAAGTGGTGATGGGATACGGTAAGGGCAAGAAAAAGGGCAAGGGCGGCAAAGCCGCAAACGAAGTGCTTGGGAAGTATTGCGGCTAATGGCTAAAAGCGTCGCACACTACTTTCGCGATGGCACACGGCATATGGGCGGGTCGCACAAGATGCCGAACGGCGAATTGCACAGCGGCGCTCGGCACACTGCGTCGAGCAAGAGGCTGTATCACTTCGGCCAGTTGTCGGCCACCGCCAAGAAAAAAGCGAAAAAGAAAGCCTGATGGCGCGGAGGCTCCCGAATGTCTCGAAAGACAAGCGCACCGGCCTGCCGGAGAAGTACCTTCGCGGTGCGCGTTCTCGCCGCCGCAAGGCAGCGGAGATTAAGCGCACCGCCAAAGCCTACAAAGAAGGCCGCAACATCGACGTGAAGAAGGTGAGCGCCTCGCGCGCCGCACAAGCGAAGAGGAAGAAAAAGCGTGGCAAAAGCTAAACCACTATCTGAGGCGACGAAAAAGACGCTTCGCGAGAAAGCTGAAAAGGCGAATATGACTTATGGAGAACTTGCGAAAGTATATCGCAGAGGTCAGGGCGCGTATCTCTCATCGGGTTCGCGCAATGTACCTATGGCTGCTTGGTCTATGGGGCGGGTGAATAGTTACATTCGCGGCGACAAGGCGCGCACCGCTGACAAGGATATTTACAAGGCCGCTCGCGGCAGGAGTAGCAGGGCATGATTGACTGTGGAAACTGCGGGCATCCGCGCCGCTGCGTTACAATGGACAAGTGCATTATGGGCAAGATGCGACCCGCATATGAGCCGCCAGTGCGCGAGAAGATGCCAAAGAATGTAAACACCAGCAGGGGCAACGTCTTGATGCAAGGCGACAGTCCCGTGGCGGACGTCCCGAAAAAGTCCGCCAAGAAAAAAACGTATAAGAAAAAGGCAAACTGATGTCAGAGATGGACGACGTACAGCTTGGGTCGATTGTCAGCGGCGAGATCACCGACGCGCTGAACCACTTCGACAGCGAGTACACGCAGGACCGCCTCCGGGCGCTCGACTTTTATCTGGGCGAGCCGCTCGGCAACGAGGTTGAGGGTCGGTCGTCCGTCATTGCCACCGAGGTCGCAGACACGGTTGAGGCGATTATGCCGAACCTGATGCGCGTGTTTACGGCGAACGATAAGTATGTGCGGTTCGCCGGACGCACGGGCGAGGATATGGAAGCCGCCGAGCAGGCGTCAGATTATGTCAATTATCTAATCCAGAACCAGAACGACGGATACAAGCTGCTGCACACATTCTTCAAGGATGCGCTGCTATTCCGTATGGGCGTCATTAAATACTTCTACGAGGAAGTCGAGGAAGTAGACGAGGAAGAATATAACGGCCTGTCCGAGCCGGAGATGGTGCTGCTGCTGAACGACCCGTCGATTGAGATCGTGGAGCAGCGCGAGACCGTCACGCAGTCGATGATGGACGAGGACGGGGTCGAGGTTCCGCTCGACGTGATGTACGACCTGTCGGTCCGGGTGAAGCGCAAGTCGGGCCAGATCAAGGCAATCAACGTGCCGCCCGAAGAGTTTCTTGTGTCGCGTCACGCGACCGGCAACCTTGAGGACGCGCACTTCGTGGCGCACCGCACGTCGCTCACTGTGAGCGAACTTGTGGCGATGGGCTACGACCGCGACATCATCGAGCAGTACGCCGGCGAAAACGAACTGGACACTGACCGCGAAGTCAACAACCGCTTCCAAGACTTAGAGGCGGCGACGGGGGTTGACCCCGCCGATCCAACCCTGCGCTCTGTGATTTATCACGAGTGCATAATGAACATTGACTTCGACGGCGACGGCATTGCCGAGCGTCGGCGCATCTGCGCGATTGGCTCTGACGGCGCGTACATCCTGCACAATGAGCCGTGGGATCACATGCCGTTCGCGGTCTGCTCGCCGATCCTGATGCCGCACCGTCTGGTGGGTCGCTCGGTCTACGACTTGACCGAGGACTTGCAGGTGATCAAGACGACGCTGATGCGCCAGTACCTCGACAGCGTGTACAGCAGCACGCTGCCGCGCATGATCGCGGTCGAGGGACAGGTCAATCTGGACGACTTGCTTGACGGCTCCGCAGGCGGTGTGATCCGCGCGCGCCAGCCCGGTATGGTTCAGCAGATCACCGGCGCGTCGGTTGGCGGCGAGATACGCCCGCTGATGGATTATCTCGACAGCGTGAAAGAGCAGCGCACCGGCATGTCCAAGGCGTCGCAGGGACTGTCACCCGACGCGCTGCAATCTTCGACCGCTGGCGCAGTCGCGGCGACTGTTCGCGGCGCTCAGGTGAAGCTGGAGAGTTACGCCCGCACAATGGCTGAGACCGGCGTGAAAGACTTGTTCAAGGGCATCCTGCACTTGGTGCTGAAGCACGACAACAAGCCGAGGGTCTTCCGCCTGCGTAATAACTTTGTGCCGATTAACCCGGCGGAGTGGAAGTCGCAGTTCGACACGGTCGTGCAGGTCGGGCTTGGCACCACAGACGACGAGACCAAGATTGCGTTCCTGACGCAGATCGCGGCCAAGCAGGAGCAAATCCTGATGCAGCTTGGCCCGCAGAACCCGATTGTGTCGATGCCTCAGTACGTCAACACGCTGCGTTCGATTGCCGAGATCGGCGGGTTCAAGGATGCGGATCAGTTCTTTAACTCACCGCAGATGATCCAGCAGCAGATGATGATGCAGCAGCAACAGCAGCAGGCACCGCAGCCTGACCCTGAGATGGTCAAGATGCAGCAGGAAATCGAGATGGATCGCGCCAAGGCGCAGGCCGACATGCAGCTTGAGCGCGAGAAGATGCAGGCGGACATCCAGCTACAGCGCGAGAAGATGACGATGGAGATGGAACTGCGTCGCCAAGAACTACAGGCAGAGGCCGAACTTCGCGTCGCGAAGGCCGTCACCGATGCCGATATTTCAACTAACTTGCCGAGGGTTTAGATATGGCCAGATTAGACTACACGGGTGGCAGTCGCTCTCAACAGGAGAGAACTTCAGCGGCAAGAGCCTCTGCTGGCATGTCCACAGACGTGGGCGGTGGCTCTTTGCAAGAACAGCATATGGCGAATGTGTATGCCGACCCCGGCCCGTCAGCAATCCAAGTGATACAAGCCAACATAGAGGCCGCCGCTCAAGAGCAGGCGCGTCGGGCCGCACAAGCGCAGGCGATGACAGTCGGCACCCCAGAGATGGGTTTCACCGAGGCTATGGGCGGGGCGACCGGAGTTAGTCCCGGCGGCATGTTTGCGCGGTATGGCGTTAATGCACCAGCGGTCATGCAGTTTGCTGAGGCACCTACTTTTGGCGGCCTCTCGACCGGCGTCTTGGGCGCGCTTGGCTTTAACACGGCGCAAAGTCAATTGCAGGCAGGCACCGGCCAGCCAGTAATGGATGCGTCTGGTCGCGTGCGCGGCGCTCTCAGCACCGGCCCGTTTGGCAGCACTGTTTATTCTGGCACGCCCATCCCCGGATATGAGGGGCCATATGCAGACTTAATTGCGCCGTCTGTGGGCGTGTCTGACGACCAGCCGCAGATAACGTCAACCGTCACCAACCCGGCGACGGGTCGCGAGGAGTGTCCCGACGGGTACATCTTTGATGAAGACCTAAACGCCTGCCGCCTCGACACACGCGGCGGCACAACAACAGCGCCAGACGCCCCAGCAGCGCCCGGAACACCCGGCGCGCAGTATGCGAGAATGGGGCTGCTGGACGTGGCTCCAGAGGGCTTGATGGGCTTCCAAGAGCGCTACGGCGCAGGCTTTGGCACCCCGGCAGACTTTGGCGCGGCGAACCTTGCTTTCCGTCAGCAAGGTGCTATATCTCCAGAATATTATCAGACACCCCCGAAACTGACAGGGTACACATTGCTGGGATGAACGAGGGCAAGACACGGCAGCGACAGGCTCGCGCCGAAAAAGCCGCAGCGTTGCTGCGAAACGAACTTTTTGTTGAGGCGTTTGAATTCCTCGACGAGCAGTTTGTCGACGCTTGGAAGACATCCGGCATCGACGATGAAGAGGCACGCGAGAAGCTATTCCAACTGATGCAGGCACTTAACGCAGTCAAGGGGTACTTCCAGAGCGTTGTCGAGGATGGTAAGCTGGCACAGGCACAGCTTGACGAATTTAAGCGGTACAGCCGCGTAAACTAGGAGTTTTTTTATGTCCGACAATCCGCAAGGAACCGGCCCCATTTCTTTTAATGATGCAATTTCTCTTCTAAACACACCCGCACAGGACACCGTGACAGAAGAGCAGGTCGAGGCACAAGAGCCTCAACAGCCTGAGACCGAGGCGTATGAGCCGGAGGCGGAGAACGCAGACGCGACCGTCGAAGAGGATTACGAGGAGGACGATGAGGGCGAAGACGCCTACGAGGCGGATGACGATGACGAGTACGAAGAGGAGCCTGTCCAGACCTACACCGTGAAGGTGGACGGTCAGGAACTAGAGGTAGACCTTGACGAACTTCGGAGTGGTTACTCGCGGCAGCAGGCGTACACTAAGCGTTCGATGGAGTTAGCCGAGCAGCGCAAAGCCTTTGAGGCGGAGCAAGCTGAGACGAAACAACTTCGAGACGCTTACGCGCAGCAACTTGATCAAGTGGCTGCCCAAATCCATCAGGCAACCCATCAGGAACCTGACTGGAGAGCATTGGCCGAGACGATGACCGAACGTGATTTGTTTCTGGCGAAGACCGATTGGGACCAGCAGAAGGAATACCAGAAGCAGGTCGAGGTCGAGCGTCAGCGTATCGCGGCGGAGCAATCTCGCGAGCAAGAGCAGAGCCTGCGCCAGCACTTAGAAGTGCAGCGTGGCGAAATGCTTAACCGCATCCCTGCGTGGCAGGATGAGGACACTCGCGACGCAGAGCGCAAGGAAGTGATTTCTTACGCTCAAAAGCGGATCGGGTTTAGGGAAGAGGAGATTGCAAACGCATCTGACGCGCGCGCGATTGAGCTTCTCTATAAAGCGTGGCGCTGGGACCAGCTACAAGACAAAGCCCCCGCCGCCAAGAAACGCACCCGCAAAGCACCGAAGATGGCCAAGGCAGGGCGACCAAAGACCAAGCGCGAAGTTGCTACCCGTTCTCAGCGTGATGCCCGAAAGCGCTTTGAAAGCGCCGGAACGGTGGACGCTGCTGTTGAGTATCTAATGGGCCGAAAGTAGCCCGCAAAGAAAGGAAAAGGTTATGACAACCTTCGCAACCGCCGCAGCAATCGGCGAACGTGAACAGCTTGCCGATGTGATTTATCGGATCGATCCCGCAGAAACGCCAATATTTTCAAACGTTAAGAAGGAAACTTCCAACGGTATCTTCACCGAGTGGCAGGTTCAGGAATTGGCATCAGCCAGCGCCACGAACTATCACAACGAAGGTGCAGACACAGCGACTGCGGCGGCCACGCCGACAGCGCGTGTGGGTAACTACCACCAGATTTCCAAGAAAGTCTTCGCGACTTCTGGCACTCTGGACGCGGTAGACACCGCAGGCCGTGAGCGTGAACACAACTACCAGAAGGTGCTGAAGGCACTGGAACTGCGTCGCGACATCGAAAAGATGATTGGCGACACAGACGTTGCTCGCTCTTCTTCTGAGCCACGCAAGTCGGCGTCTCTGTCTTGCTGGATCACCAACGGCTCTGTTGGTGCTGGCGACGGCGCTTTCGCTACTGGCGACGGCACTGACGCAGTAACCGGCGGTACTGACCGCGCACTGACGCTTGCCCTCATTGAGGACGCGCAGCAGGACGCTTGGACCGACGGTGGCAACCCACGCATGATGATCATGTCGGCTGGGAATAAAGCCAATTTCTCGGATTTGGCTGCTTCCGGCAACCTCGTCAGCAATGACGTGAACATGACCGCTGCCAAGGAAGTCACCTATGTCGGTTCGACTTCGGTGTTCCTCGGCGACTTCGGTACTGTTGAGGCAACTCCGTCTCGCCAGCTTGGTAACGACCGCATCTTCCTGATCGACCCAGACTTTGTGTCGCTCTGCACGCTGAACGGTCGTAACTTCCTTGAGGAAGATTTGGCCAAGACTGGCGACGCAACCGACACGCACATCCTGTGCGAGTGGGCGCTCAAGCCAACTGCGCCCAAAGCGCATAGCATGATCCTTGATCTGAACGGCTCCTAATCTAGCGGGAGGGCGGCTTTGGCCGCCCTCTCCTCTATGAGGACAGAATGAAAAGATATCTATACACCGACCCGCGCACCCGCAAGGAAGTCACCTTGCAGCAGAACAGCGACGGGTCTTCTGTTATTGAGCAGCGGCAGGAATTTGGCGGCCTGCTAAAACTTAACAAGCAGATGTCGGGTGACTACCAGCCCGGATCAATGATCGGCAACACGCAGCGTCACATGCAGCATGTGGCGGAAATCCCAAACGTAGTGTACAATCACTTGCTGGAGAAGTTTGGCCCGATGCGCGAAAATCCAAAGGCGTGGAAGGCTTGGCTGAACGACAGTGAAAACCGGGCATTCAGAACGGGCGGCGGACATTTATAATGGCGATTTCGACCTACACCGAATTGAAGACGGCAATAGCCAACTTCCTCGCGCGTGACGATTTGACCAGCGTCATCCCCGACTTTATCCAACTTGCAGAGGCGACGATGTCTCGCGAACTGGAGACACGGTCACAGGAGAAGCGCGCCACGGCAACGCTGACCAGCGGCGACGAATACATTGCGCTGCCAACAGACTTGCGCGAGGTGCGCGAGGTCAAGCTGAACACGACACCGCTGACGGTCCTGACCTATTACAGCCCGGTCGCGCTCGACAGCAACTTCTCATCCGGCGGCGTCGGCAAGCCGAAGGGCTTCAGCATTATCGGCGACGAGATGAAGATGCGCCCTGTGCCGGACGACAGCTACACCGCCGAGATTATCTATATTGGGTCGATCACGGCGCTGTCTGACAGCAACGCCACAAATAATATCTTGACCCGCTCGCCGGATGCCTACCTATACGGATCACTCGCAGAGGCGTATGCTTACCTGCTTGATGAACAGCGTGCGTCGCAGTATCTGCAACGCTTCAACCTCGCCCTTGAGCAGATCAAGGTCGATGAGCAGCGCGCGCATTACGGCACGGGTTCGCTGCAAATCAGCAGTATTTACGCCCGTCAAAACGCAGCAGTGGAGAGTTAAACAATGTCTGCAATGAGTGATTACTTAGAGAACAAAATCCTAGATCACGTTCTCGGAACAACGGCATACACCCACCCATCGACGGTCTACATCGGGCTTTCGACCGGGTCGTTTGCTGATGACAACAGCGGCACCGAACTGAGCGGCAGCAACTACAGCCGTGTGGCGGCTGCGTTTGATGCGGCTTCTGGCGGCACGACTGACAACACCTCGGCGATTGAGTTCGCTGCGGCGACAGGGTCGTGGGGTACGGTCTCGCACTTCGGTATCTTCGATGCGGCGTCAAGCGGGAATTTGTTGATCCACGGTGCTTTTTCGACAGGTAAACTGATAAGCTCCGGCGACGTTCTGAAAATCTCAGCGGGTGACCTTGACGTTACCGCAGCGTAGGTGATGCCGTGGCCACTGGCACCCCAAATTTAGACAATTTCACAAGCAGTATCGACGCGCTTCCATATTCTTTGGACAGCGCGTTATTGCTGACGCAGGTTGATTGGTCTAACCCGACGCTGGAGCAGCTAGATGCTTGGGGGACGATGGATGCCCTTGACACCTTCGGCACCCTAGAGCAGCTTGCAAACCTTGAGGTAAAGCATTTTGGCGGCAGCGCGTCTGTGTCGATGTCCGCCACCGCGACGCCGGTCTTCCCCGTATTATTTGACGCCGCTGTGTCTGTGTCTATGTCCGCCGCGTCTGACAGTGACCGTGTCCGAGGCTTTGACGCATCAGTCACCGGCGCTGCGTCTGTTGCCGCCACCGCAGCGTTTATCGCGCGGATGGATGGCGCTGCAAGCGTCGCGATTACGGTGGCATCCGACAGCGACCGCATACGCGGCTTTGATGGTGCCACCAGCGCCTCTGTGACGGTCACTGGCGCGTATGTGACGGTGTTCACGACTGCTGGCAGCGCAAGCGTGTCTATGGACGCCACAGGCGCTTCTGTGGGCGTTTTCGTCATGTCCGGTTCCGCTGACGCATCAATGTCTGCTACAATGCGCGGCAAGGTGTTGGGCGAGGACTGGTCAGAAGTCGCCGACGGCACAGAGACTTGGACAGATATCGCGGCAGGCTCTGAGGTCTGGTCGCAAGTGTCTGTAGGCAGCGAGGTTTGGCACCAGCAATGATACAGTTTGGCGAGTTCCTACCAGATCAGCCCGATTACTCGAACCCCGGCGTCACAAAAGCCGAGAACGTCATCCCTGCGGCTGGCGGTTATCGCAGCCTGCCTGAGTTCGTTGCGTACTCCGGCGCGGCAGACGCAGACATAAATGGCGTGTTTGCTGCAAAGGATAACAGCGGAAACGTCAAGCTGTTTGCGGGCGACAACGCCAAAATCTATGAGTTCGACAGCAGTGACAGCAGCCTCGACAATATCTCGAAGTCCGGCAACTACACATTGACTGCGCCGGAAGAGCGGTGGCGGTTCGTGCAGTTTGGCACTGACGTGATCGCAGTCGGCGGCATTGGTGTGCCGCCACAGCGCTACACTCTCGGCACCAGCAGCCTCTTCGCCGATCTGGCTGGCTCACCGCCGGACGCTGACTTCATTGCGGTGGTGCGCGATTTCGTGTGGCTGGGCAACGTCGAGGATGGGTCGGGCAACCGCCTGCCGTACCGCGTCCAGTGGTCGGGCTTCAACGACATCACAAGCTGGACCGCTGGCACCGAGCAGTCCGACTTCCAAGACATACCGGACGCTGGCAACATTACCGGGATGGTCGGCGGTGAATACTGCACGATCCTGATGGAGCGCGCGATTGTCCGCGCCACCTACTCCGGCCCGCCGCTGATCTTCCAGTTCGACAAGGTCGAGACGGCGCGCGGCTGTCAGGTGCCGGGGTCGATCTGCAACATTGGCCACACTGTCTTCTATCTGTCGGACGATGGCTTCTATGCGTTCGACGGCCAGCGGTCTCAGAACATCGGGGCCGAGAAGGTGGACAAGTTCTTCTTCGACGACTTCAATATCGCGCACAAGGACCGCATGACATCAAGCGTCGACCCGCAGAACCAGATCGCGGTCTGGTCCTATGTGTCAAACTCCAGCACCGACGCCAAGCCCGACAAGCTGCTGATCTACAACTACGCAATCGGGCGCTGGTCTACCGCCAACGTGCAGGCCGGTCTGATTGCGCCGATGTTTACGCCAGCCTACACGCTGGAGCAGCTAGACACGATCAACACCAGCATCGACGCGCTGCCTGCGTCGCTTGACAGTGCGCTGTACAAGGGCGGGCAGTTCCTCTTCGGCGGTGCCGTCGGCAACAAAATTCACACCTTCACCGGCGACCCGCTCGCCGCAACCATTGAGACGGCTGAGGCAGGGCTGGCGACTGGCAAGTTCAATATGA